TAATCGTGGCAGACATTTCAAATGGCACATCCCAACTAGGCAAAATACCTGTATCAATATATGCAACGGAACTTGAGGAGGAGTCATAATCGTTATGCAACCACTCAACTTCAGTCAGCCAAGGTGCATATGTGCCTGTGAACAAACAGTTTAACAACTTTTTCTTTAAGCTCATACTACACCTCTTTATAGTTGATTATGATTTTATCTTCTTCCTCTTTGTATTCTGGCGTGTATTCTTTCTCTGCGTCTTGTGGAGCATTATCAACAATTAACTTATATCCAGCGTGGACATAATCTTCAGCTTTAGGATTTGTTACAACCATATCGCCATCAATAATGGCAACGGTGCTTGCGTATTTTAATTCCCCATTTTCTAATTTACCGTACATATTACACTCCTTTTGCAAACAAAATTGTATTGACTCCGTCACACATAATGAATACTTGATAACGTTTATTGGCAACAGGAACAAATCGTTTTACTCCTTCAACTACTTGAACATCATCACAACCATTCATTAGTTTGAATGTATTTGGATAAGACAATGTTGTAGCTGTTGCACCAGAAGTAAAGTTAACTTGCGACATGTACCGCACATCAACCGTTGGGTTTGATAATGTCAAAGTAGTTATATCTCCTGTGCTGTTATACAAATACTTGTCTGCCAAAGCAACGGTATCCCCAGAAGCATAAGCGGTCACAACACCACATATGCCGTTTTTCAGGTAGTCCGACCTCATCAGTCTGCCAGATGCTTCTGTTCCTGCGATTATGTTGGCAACAGACATCGATGAATAAGTTGTATTTATATCAGTTCCGTGCCCTGCAAATAGCCAGTTAGAACCATCAAATAGCCACCATCCAGGAACATCCTTTATCCAAACATAAGAGTCCGTTGATGTCGTAATCGCACTTCCACCATACAACATTGGATACGCATCAAAATTATTTAACTTTAATGTAGAGTTAGCCACCGTTGATGTTGCTGTTGGGGTTACAATTATAATCTGCCCAGCATTTAATTCCGTGATAGATGGAATACTCACTTCTTTCTGAACTGTTGCAGCGGCTGTGTCTGATACCCCAAAGATGCTAAACTGCATAGCATCAATTTGTTTTCTTGACGCTGTTTTTTCTGCAGCACTCCAAGTCAAAGAGTTATTAGATAAACCTTCCTTTATTGCTAAATCTAAATTGGCAGGTACAATAGGTCTATTTATCTGTGTCCTAGGGCTTGCTGTAATATCGTTGTCTGTAGCACGTCTTGTAACTAATCTTCCTGACGAATCTAAAACCAAACCACCAGAATCAGATGAAAGTTTTACCAATCCATAGTCGCCACTTTGTTGTGCAAGAGGAACTTCTGCAACCTTTGTTGTTCCATTTACAATAGATGTTCCATTTACAGTTACATCCTTAACTGCTCCCAACCATTGTAATGTAGAAAGCTGTCTAGCTGTTGTCCATTCAGAACCAGTTGCGTCTAAAGCATTGGCATTATTTGAAATACCTTGTATTATGGCATAGTCTAATTTGGCTGAAGTAATAGGTCTATAATCATTTGTTTTTTCGCTTAAGTTTGTTGTTGTCGCAGATAATATAAATAAAGTTCCAGTATTATTAACACTAATACCATAAGATGATGAACACTTTACAATACCTAAATCATTTCCATTAGCAATAGGAATATCAGCAACGCCACCCGTCACAATGCTTGTGTTATTTATTTTAACATCAGAAACCTTACTGCCTGCTGTTGTATTTACTTCGTTTATAGCACTAACCAAATTTGTTTTATCTGTTGTACTAAGGCTTGAAAGAGTACCAATAGCATTTTGGTTTGTTGTTATTTGATTTACTTTTGATGCCGTTGCCCCAGAGTTAATAGACGCCCATTGGCTTGCAGTAAATGAGGAATTATTCAGCGTATATTCATATTCCCAATTTACAGAACTACCACTGGCTACAGCTTTATATCTGTTATAAGCATAGTTTAATGTAGCTCCTTCTTTGGGTATGTCTGCCGTATCAATTTGCCATTCTTGTTCGACAATGTTAAACCAGTACAAATCAAATCTTAAACCATCTATTACCCAAGCATAGTCCATATTTGTCAATAGTGATTTATTATAGGCGTCTAAATCATCATACGAAGCCCAATCATTGCCATTGTCCGTAACAACTTGATTTACAACAAAAGCATAATCATTGTTTGTAACTGTTCCAGAATATGCTCTTAAGTCTGTTATAGATTCAAAGGTACCAATAAAGTTTGCTGTATTTGTTGCAACGGAGCTGTTAACAAATTGTTTATCGGCTAGCTGATTCTGTTCGCTCGCTTGAGCAGGAATTAACGAATCAATTCTATCAACAACATCTGTGATTTCTTTACCACTAAGTGTTGCTGTATTTCCACTTTGGCTAAGAGAAATTCCGTAGGATGTATTTAGCGTAAGCGTGTTGACGCCATTAATTGTTGCATCCTTTCCTGCAGGTCCTTCTGGGCCTTCTGGTCCCTTTGGGCCTTGTGGTCCCTCTGGACCTTCTGGACCTGGGTCACCCTTATCTCCCTTTGTCGCAATGTTTATTTCAAAAGTCGCACCAATCTCGGAGCGTTTCGGTAATTCAAATTGTGCTTCTAATTCTGCCATTATACCCTCTTTGCTCCAATGTTAATGATTTGACCACCTTTTGTAGTAAGTTTTTGACCGTTTTCATCCCAAACGGCCATAACGGCATTGTTTCCACCAACAGAAAGCTTTTCGCTCTCTTCGCTTGTTAAATTTATTACTAATGGAAACTCTGGATTTAAAATTGTCTTTGTAACGCATCCATTAAAACGAATCTCACATTTAGAAATGGAGTGGTTATTTAATAATCCATCAGGGTCGCTTAATGTAATTCTAAGAAGGTTTTGTCCGAATGCTGTGCTACTATCACCACGAATCAAATTGCTTTCTGCCATTTTAATCTCCTACTAAGGCAGGGAGCGGTATAAGCACATCGGCAACCCCTTATTCGCCATATTCGGGGTACTCCCAACCGATTTTCTCATAGCATTATAACATAATTTTTATACCTTTTTCAACTGTTGGTTATTTTCTTATCTTTATCCAAAAGAACAAAATTAAGACTAAGATACCCAATAGAACCATTATCATTATGTCTTTTATTGTTTTTTCTCTCTCCAAAACAAGTTTTTCATTCTTGCAGGTCTCACTAATGCTCTTAACTTGATTTGCTATACTATCTGTTTGTGTTTTTAAAGCGTTCAAACTAGCCAAGAAAGCATCTGTCTTGCATTCCTTAGTAGTTTGCTTGTCCAATGTTTGAATCGCTTGCTGGTGGGCATTTAAATCGTTTATAACACTATTTGTTAGAGACTCTGAAGGTGCTGTTGATTTACAAGATGCCAAAAAAAGCAAGCAAATTAGTGGTAGGTATTTCATTATCCAATCCTCATAAAATATGCCAATCTCTCGGCTCGTTTCCCAACTTGTTTGTGCCAGCTACTATCTAACATTTGGTCGGCAGCAGCCGAATAGTCTCCCTTTTCAAGTGCCTCAAACATCTTCTTAAACCCTGAAAGCCTTGAGTATCCCATATTGAACACCATTTCTATCAGAACATCTTTCCTTGCTTGATTTAATTTACTATACACAGGAAACTTCTCGGCTTCCTTTTCGGCTTTCTCTAGGTCGTGTTTCAATAATAACTCGGCTTCCTCTTGCGTAATACCTACATCATCAAGATTCCTGCCATAGCCAATAGTTAGCTTTCCTGCAGTGCATCTGTAAGGTTTGAGCCTTAAGCCCTCGCCCTCTTTCACACTATCTATTAAAGCCTGTGTTATCATTTGCTCTCCTTTAGCAGAAGGCAACGAACGCCCCAAGAGCCAATCCAGCCAAGATTTCAACATCTAACCACCTATGTTTTTGCATAAACGGACAGTATCTGTACAAGGCATACAGACAAGTTATTACCAAACCCAATGTCATGAATACTGGTTTAAATATACAGACTAAAGGAACCAACGGATATGTATACCTAATTGCCAACAGAACAAAATCAAACCAAAACCCATACCATTTATCTTTTGGAAATATCTTGCATAGCAGTTTATAGCCAACCATCTCTTCATAACGTTTGAGCATTTTTGCATCTGGGTTTCCACTTTTCCCTAAATCATAACAAGGTCCATGTCCTAACGCCCATTCAATCTGAATCCAAAACGCCACCCACAAAGCACCAAACCAAACAAATCCCTTATCAAATAAACATAATAAGAAAGTCGCAATAAAGGCAATAATATGTTGTACTACTCTCCATTTTAAGACAGGCAAGCCCCATCCATCTTTACCAAAGCAATCACGCCATATCCCCATAAATAATGTGTACAAAATTTTAATCATTTTTCCTCCTCCACATCTACACCAGTTTTATCTTTAATCTTGTTAAGTGTAAACTGTGTGAGTGTCTTAAATACTTTGTTCCCTGTAATTCGATAGCAATTTTCTAAAATAGAATATAACTCAATGCCACAGATAACCGCAGATACAAACTTAGCAAGCCCTATATCAACCAATGTAATCATAGAGGTATCTATTGCGTGGCATAATACTATTGTCATTGAATACATCATCAATTTGACTATTGTTTTGCGTAATTGATTTGAGGTAATAATCTTACGTTCAATAACACTTGCCCAAACTCCAGTAATTGTATCGCAAGCGACAAAGATTAAAAACCATAGCATTAGAACCCATAGTGGCTCAAAGAACCCTATTAGTCCTGCCGCCATATAAGCCCACGCCTTATCCAAATCAAATACCTTATGCATTATGACTCCTCAACGTATGGCAATTCTTCACGAATTTTATCTTTACTAGCAAGCCATTCTTGTTTTAATTGTTCAGCTGTTTCTTCTTCACGAGCCAGAGCTTCATCATAATCAAGACGAATTGGGTCAGATTCTTTTTCGTATCTTGCTTGGCGTTGCTGACGGATTTGTTCGTTTTGATAGTCAACTGGAACATCTTCTTTTAAAAGATACTCGCCTTCACATTGTTCAT